TTCTATAAACGGCATAAACGCTAAAGGCCAATCATGTACAGGTCCCGTAGGAAACCATATATTAACCAAGTCAATCATGTCTTCTCTGTTATAATTTCTACAATCATTAACAATTGTATTAGGAATACCAAACCGAGCTAGATCTGCATTAATTTCGTTTTGAGCTATTTTTCAAATTCTTCATCCTTTTTCTGTAAATCATATCGCTTATATGAAAAAAGTGGCTGTTTTATGTTTCTCATATCTAGACAATATTTAGGTGTGTTTGGAATAGGAGTTGTTATATCCTCTTTTAAATTACCAGAATGTTCAATCCGATGAAAACCTATACGTTTTAAAAATTTTCTATAATTAATAGCGTGTATATCACCGCAAGATATGATTATGTTTTTTGCACGATTTGGTTGATCTGTTGCACCTTTGTATGCCTTTTTTTCCATCTCAGACATATCAAAATCTTTAAACATACGTGCTAACAAGTACACATCTGCGAAACATACCATTACTTCTAGTAAGAGAGTATTTATTGTTTTCATTGATTTGAAAAGTACATCTTTTGATTCTCGCTTATAATTTAGTATATTTATTATGTATTTTTTAATATCCGGAATAACGCTTTTTATTTCTTTAGAAATTATTTTACCATAGAAACTTAAAATCTTCGTTTTTAATTCTGGATTCTCAACAATTTTGTCCAACTCCTTTTTTATGGATGGTTCCTCTGCTAACTGTTTTTTCATAATCTCAGATACCTTTTCTATATCATCTTGAACTAATTCCCTTAATAAAATAGTTATTTTTGGGTACTTTTTTAACAAACGTTTAAGAAAATGAACACACAGACCTTTATTATCTCGTTTAGTAATAAGAATATTTTGTATTTTTTGTTTTAACCAGAGTATGGTAATTTTGTCTTCTTCCATATTTTCTTCTTTAATATTATTATTTCTAATATCAAAATAATGAACTCTTGCTAAGCGACAAGATGCGTCTGAGCGGGTATTATACTGTAAGCATTGTCTAAATTTTTTAAATAATTCATCTTCATCTGCGAGACCAGGAAGGTATGGTGGACTATACTCTCCACCTTTATATGAGCTAAGTTCAATATAAATGTCTAAAAACACATCAGTTGTTAGCATTAAATCATATAAGTAATTTTCAATCGGAACCGTAACTGCATCTTTCTTAAACATTTTACAATCCATAAAATTGTTATGCCATTCTCCAAATATATATATAATCTTTTGATATACTGGATGCCAATGAATACTAAGAGTTTTTGGTCTTCCTATAAAATCAGCTATCGGTTTCTTTACACTTGGAGAATAATGATTACATATAAGCTCCATAAGAACCTTTTTTCCAAGATTAATTGTGTTATTCCTATTCTTAAGAGACATATCTAAAAACTTTTTCTGTACAAACTCAGACTGATTATCTAATATATTGGTATCATAAGTATTTGTTATTTCTTTGCAAAACTCTTCCAGCATTTAATATATTTAAACGAAAGAAAATATTTAATATAATTATTGATTATATGCATCTTGAAACAGGTGATCTTATGTTATTTACTGAAAAAAAATCTATGACAGGATGGTGGTTGTTAGATAAATGTATTGAATATTTTACTAATTCTCCTTACGTACATGTAGGGTTAGTAGTTGTCGATCCTCCATTTTTAGTTTCTACAGGAATATACCTATGGGAATGCGGTTATGAGGCGTGCGTAAATCCAGAAACAGGAAAACAAAATATTGGGGTTCGTCTAACTCCAATGGATGCTGTTATTTCTAAAGACAAAAATATTTATGTAAGAAAATGCAAATCTTACATATCAGACAAGGCTTTGCAAAAAATTCATTCTGAGGTTTTTTTGAAACCATATGACATGTGTCTTTCCGACTGGCTTCTTGCTACACTCAGAATTGATATCAAGCCGCAAAAGACTGATCGATTTTGGTGTTCCGCCTTCATAGCATATATTTTAACTCAATTAGGATGGCTTGATGCTAATACGGATTGGAGTATTATACGTCCATGCGATCTTTCTTCTTCATCTACATTTCTCTCTTGGAAGTCTAAATACTATGGACAAGATACACAATACACCAATTTACATCAAACTTCTCTTATATTTTGTTTGAAATCAAAATTAGAAGCATTGACGATTGATTATACACAAAAATCTGATTCAGAAATCCAAGTGCCATTAAATCAAGGATTTATATACATTAAAGTTTCAGAGTTTATATTTGAAACTTCTGTAGTTGATACTGTCAAAACATATCCAATTATGGCTTTTACAAAGCAAAAATTTCTAATCAAGTATATTCTTGATATTAGAAAATCTCTTAACATTTTGACTACCTAGCAAACTTTAATATTCAAAAATTGGTTAAGTTTTTCAGTTCCAGAAGGCATAAAAATACCTCCATCATTGCGTAATATATATAAAGAATTACAAGAAGAATTTCCTGAACGCGAATATAAGTTTAATTCAGGCAACCTTGAAAAATGATTTTACAGAGATAAAATATTTCTTTTAAACGCTTCATTATCAGTTATTAAAGGAAAACCAAGAAGTCATCTGAAAATATGACAAGAATTTACAAATAATGTTATTCAATTTATCAGTGAACATAATAAATCATGCGTTTTTTTGCTTCTTGGTAATTTTGCAAAGCAAAAAGAACGTTTAATCTCTGATAAAAACAGAATAATCAAAGGTGTTCATCCTTCACCTTTGTCCGCAGATAACGGCTTCTTTGGTTCTATGATATTTAGAAAAGTTGAGGAATTATTAAGAACAACTATAGACTGGTCTATTTAATCGACATAATAATACTTAATAAAGTATTATTATTCAATATAATATACATTCAACACTTTTAAGAGCACCCTCGACCCATCCATGATTTTCTGCTACTGATTCACCCACAACTAAAATACCATCTGTAGGATGCTGTGCTGCGTCTATGAATTCACATCGGTTTTTATATTTTTTGTGATCGAGTGGAGTGTAATAATGAGTTCCTATATTCCAATAAAACTCTACAATACTAGATAAATAAATTTTTATTTCCATAGGAATACCGAGAGCCTTTTTGATAATTATACAAATCTTTGCACGGTTCTCATCTGTGTTTTCTAACCATTTTTTCATATATTTGCTTGACTTGTTATCATTAAATGCTATCATGTAAACACCATTGTCTGGATTCATAGGTATTATTTTTTGCAGAGGTTGAGCAACGATTGTGTACCCCTTTACATATTCCTTCATAATTTGTATAGAACACTCTGAAAACTTTCCATATAAACGTAAAAATGGTTGTCCTTTAATACCTCTGTAGATGTTTTCTTTAGGAAGAAGTTTTCTAATGCTATCTATTGCTGTAGCCACGATAATCATATTACATGTATACACACGTTTATTTGTATATACAAAAAAATGATTATCAGATATTTTCTCTATTTTTTCTACACGACTCCTCAAATGAATATTTCTTATATTGATTTTATGAATTAGAGCAAGTAATAATTTTGTCCATGGAATAGAAAGTGCTGTCCAATTTTCATAGTTATCATTAAACCCATAATGGCATAGAGTATCATACGCATCTTCTTGTTCATAATCTGTGTACCCAGAACACGTTACAAAGGTCTTATATTTTTCCTTTCCTAGTATCGATTCAGCATACTGCTTAAATGTTTTTTTACAAGGTCTGTAACGCTTGCGCAGTTTCATAAACGTCTCTTTTACATTAGATGAACTGCATGCTAACGTCTGTGAGTAATAATGTTTTGATACAAATTCTCCATATGGTATTTTCAATTCTTTCAATAACTTTATTAGTAATTTATCTTTCCTTTTTCTACCAACACCTGCTCCTGTAACTACGTCAGTTCCTTCAAATGATTGCGATCCCATTCTGCCTCCTATCTGATTTTGTTCAAGTATTGTTATATTACTATTTGGATGTAGTTTTCTTAATTTGTAAGCAGCGTAGAGTCCTGAGATACCTGCGCCGATTATTATAATTTCGTTTTCTTGCATTTTATTATATTATATAATAAAATTATTTCAATATATTCTAACACACCGGATAATAAAACTACTTTATTCCTATTCTTAAAATAGAAAGAAAAAGATGGTGGCTTGATTGTTTTAAGGATTGTTTTTCAACTTTTTGACCCAATAATTAAGTAAATCCTTAATTGTCTGGTCAATAGTATATTCGGGTTTCCATCCTAAATCTGACATAATTTTATTAGGATCACCGTCTTGATATTGAATATCTATAGGCCTCCATAGTTTTTGATCAATTTCTTCCTTTACATCAGAAAGACCACTATACTCTAGTAGTTTTTCTGTATAATATCTCATTTTCAAAGGCTCTCCGCCACATACATTATAAACTTTACCAGTTGTACATTCATTTATCATTATAAGATAAAATGCGGATGCAATATCGCGAACATCCGTTACTGCACGAGTAGTATCTAAATTACCAATTCGAAGAACTTTCTCTTGTTTTCCCAATATCATTTTAGCAATTTGAAGAGCATCGGATGAGATAGAGAAATTAGAACCTCTCTTAGGGCCAGTAAAACAAAACGGGCGAACTACCACAGCGTTCATTTGTTTATTTTTCATTCTTTCTTGAATATACAAATCAATAGCTGCTTTTGATGCACCATAAGGATTGGCAGGTAAAAGTGTGTCTGTTTCTTTTAATTTGCGTCCATCTACACCTTCGTTTCCATATACTTCTACTGTGGAACAGAATACAAATTTACATTCAGGTTGGTGATCTAACATAGCAGTCATTAAATTGACACTACCCATTACGTTCCATTCCCATGTGCCAATAGGATCGCTAAAACTAGTAGGTGGGTGTGTTTGAGCAGCTAAATGAAAAACTCCGTCAAACTTTGTATTTTTAAAGATATCATTCAATTTCCTGAAATTCATAAGATCCGAATACACAAATTTAATTTGAGAAAATACATTATCATTTACTACATCTCTGATGTCATTTTCACGACCCATGTTAATTCTTACTAATCCATAAACTTCGTGTCCTTCCTTTACTAACTTGTTGGCTAAATGAGGGCCCAAAAAACCGGTAATGCCAGTGATAAGATATATCATTTTGTTTTATTACCAAATTTACTTTTAAACTTATATAGAATATTTTAATACGATTTGTTATTTAAAAAAAGTTAATAAAAGTATATAATATACTATGAAATTAATATTGTATAACTATTATCATAATGGTGATCAATATTATTCACAACCTATTATTAAAGCTATAAGAAAATATAATCCAACCATTGAGATAATTGTAAATCTTGCGTCTTATAGTTTTTTATATTCAGATATTAATAATATTATTATTAGTCCCCCTTCTTATTCATCTTATAGTAACTATTCATATCATATTATTGATGAAAATACTGTAATGATAAATACATGGATAGCTGGTATATCACCTACTAATTACTCCTATATAGAATGCTGTTCACCTAGAATATATAATTTATTTAAGAAAATGTATGCAGAAAAATTTCATATTAATATGCCAGATATTTTAGATATAGAATTATTACCTAGAACCCCTAAAACTGATATATCTGCCTTTATAAACTGGAAAAATACTCATAATTCCGCTATAGTATTTTATAATGATGTAACACCAAAATCCGGACAAAAGCTTAGTTCAACTGAACATAATGTGATTATTGATAAATTATGTGGTTTATTTCCAGATATATATTTTATTACAAGTGAAAAATTATGCGATAGTAAAAATAATATCAGCACTGTACATGATTTTAAGTATACACACACAAATGATTGTGAAAATTTATGTAAAAATACAAACATGTATTCACATTGTAATTTCATAATATCTTTTGATGTAGGGGCTTGTTTTAATTATATTGAAGAAGAGGTTTTAAGATCAAAGGCTACTGTTCTTCATATTGGTTGTAATTCTCAGTTTTTTGATCAAATATCATATAATGTAATCAATACAGAATTACACAACCTATTTTTAGATAAATGTATCTTTTGCGAAGCACTTGATACGTCTCAAGTTATAAAAATTATTACAAATAAAATAGGAGAGAAATTGGTAATTACAAGTAATCCGAAAACGTGATAAGCGAGTAAAGAAATCAAAACTACTCAACTTGATTTTTTAGAAAACGATATTAATGTATCTTTTAATAATTGTTTATTAATATCAGAATATTCGTCATCTGGCAAATCGGTATATTATACAACTTTCGAATAGATAACGCCAAAAAGTCAACGTTTATACATTCTAATATGTAAAGCATTTTACATATTATCTAAAGTATAAGTATTTTAGTGTTAATTATGAATGTTTTAGTACGAAATGGTTATGGATCACATTTTAATCGTCTGACGATCATATCTGATACCATAATTAAAAAAGAATCTATATCACCTTATGGCAACGTAAAGTTAGACAATGAAAAAGAGTTTTATAAATATATAAATGCCAACTCTATTATATTTCCTATTCCAAAATTAATTGAATATAGTGACCATTGGTATTCAATGGAATATTTATCAAACTATATACCACTGTATAAAATATACGAAACGATTGATAATTATGAGAAAGTAAATGTGTATTCAAGTATTAAGAGTAAGCTTACCTCTTTACACATACAAACACAAAAAATTGTATCATTTAATACTATTTCAGATGATATAGAATATGAATGTAGGACTAAATTATTTGAACGTTTTAAAATAATTCATTCCTTAATTAATACGTATTCTTTTATAAAATCTGTAAACGGTCTTACAATTCATTCGTTCACAGAATCTATCGATATACACTACAATCGTGTTGTTAACTATTTCAATCGTAAACAAAAACACGAATTATGTGTTATACATGGAGACTGTCAATTTAATAATATTTTAATCAACAAACAAACACATGATATTATATTTATTGATCCAAAAGCATCATTTGGTAAAACACAACTGTTTGGAGTACCCGAATATGATTTTGCAAAATTAAAATTTGCTATTAGCGGATATGATAAATTTGACAATAGCGAGATAGAAACTCTTGATGTTACTGGTGGCAATCTGAATATAACATTATCCCCCCTTCTTGAGAATGAATTAAATAGA